TGTGTATAGTAAGTACTAGGAGCATTTGCTTTAATGCTTGCTGTTTCTTCGCTGGTTGTACCGTTTGTTACTGTGTATTTTAATTCTAAATACAAGTTAAGTGTTTCTTCTCTACCTGCTTTACTAATGTAAGGAATTTGCAGGTTGATATTTGTTAAATCACTTGGTAGTATTTTTAATTGCTTGTTAAGACTGGTTCTATAGTAAAGTTTATATGAACCTTTTGGCAATTCACCAAAAACGCCATCACTGAAAATTAGGCTAATTTTATCATCTACACGGCTAAGAACACTATATATGGTTCTAATGTTTTTGTTAATGCTGTTGTAGATAATGTTATTGCCTTCGATGCTATCAACTTTAGTCCACAATTCACTTTCTAAATTATTGCTGTCAAGTTTGTACAACCAAACATCGCTGTTGTTAATTTTTGTAGTATCAACATTAACTACTGTATTTGGTGTAGGGTTGTTTATTGAAAATAAGTTGTTCTGCATTGAACCTTGACGGAAGTGACAGAAAAATCCGCTGTTATTTGATCCTGCACCTTGACCATCATCTCTGTACAAAAATGCTAGTTTGTTTCCAGGAAACGGTTCTTCTTCATATATTGTGTTATCTTCAAAGTTAGTACTTGTAATTTCAAATCTAACACTGTTGCTATCAATATTTTTTGTAAAACTATACAAAGGTATTTTTGTACTATTTGCGTTAAATCTGTACTGCTCAGTTAAAACACTATTGATTGTTTCTTTTTTAACCGGACGACCAAATGTGTTAGTTGTCGGCAATGCAGCATTCATAATTTTAATAAATTGTTCATACCAATCAGCATTTGATCCGTCATTCCACAAAACTGTTTGACCGCTGAGATTTACTCCATTGCTGTCGTACACATCTTCTGTGGTGCTAATACTTTCAATTTTTAGTAAGCCGTTTGCTGCTTGGTTACGTTTAGGATTATAACTAATCAAACGTGCTAGTCGGAGAACACTTTCTCTACGATCCGCAGTTTCGATATAGTTTTCACGTGCATTTAGGTCGGTACGGAAAGCAAGGTTTTGACCTAGGAATGCAATCAAATCAATCAGTGCAAGGTATTCTGAGCTTTCAATATAGTCGTTGAAATCCTCGGGATAGTTTTGACGTATATAATTAATCATTACTCGACGTAGGTTGTCGAAGTCATAACTTTCAAAGTCTGCATACTTGAAACTTTGATAAATTCTTTTCCAATCTTCTGCCAGAAGAAGTCTATTTTGACGCTCAGTGCTTGACATGTCGTATTCCTTGCTTTATATGATATTTATCTGGATTCAAAAAGTGCGTACATTAAAGAAGACCGTTTGCTTGGTCGAATTTTAGCTGCACAGTTTCGCTAATATTATAAGGCAAATAGGACAATTGACACTTAACTTCTATGCCACTTTCGTACTCAGAAACTTCAACTTTTTGCACATTTACACGAGGATCATAGTTTACAATAGTAGTGACATTTTTAATAATTGCTTCTTTTATTTCGCTGGTCAACGGCTCATATAAAATATCCCAAATTATTGTACCAAATGTAGGATCACTGAGTTTTTCACCTTGACGTATATGAAAATGATTAATAATATCCTGCTTGATTAATGCTAAATCGTATAATTTAAAATTTTTAACAGACGAATTAACCGTACTCAACCCTCTGTACGCTTTTGAACGCACAGGACTATCAACTGTTGGTGAATCGATGGTTATATTTTTATATAATTGTTGCTCTGCCATACTGTATTTACCCTATTTGTATTGCACCGTTTGTAACTCTTCTAATGTTACTTGATGCTTCTGTTAGAGCTGTAGCTGCTCTTCTTGGGTTTTGAGCAAAAGCAAATCTGTCGCCGTCTTGCTGTAATACTCTTCTAAATTCTGTTTCAGCAGTTCTTGCTCTAGCTGCTAAATCTGCAAACACAGGATTACCTGTTTGTGCAAAAAATGATCCATCTGCACCTGTTGCAGCACTTGCTAATCTGTTGAGTCCGTCTGCAGGATTTTCTGCAAAACGCATTTCACCTAAAATTCTATCTGCTGTTATTGTCGATACTGCCGATGCTAGGTTGGGTGTTCTTAGTACACTTGCACCAACTGCTCCTACTGCATCTGATGCAATGGCTTGTAATTCAGGCGATAAAGAATTAAACCCTTCTTGGATGCTAGAAACTATTCCACTTGCAGCATTTCCTAATTCTTCAATTACAGGACCAACGCCAGGAATACTTGTTAAAGCATTTCCTAATTCTCCTGCAATATGTCCTACTGCATTTGATAAACCTTCTGACAGCGATCCAAGAGCTTGACTTAATCCTGCACTTAATTGATCAACCATTCCACTTAATGCACCTGTTAAACCGGTTGCACTTAAAAAGTCTTGCATAACAGGTGGCAAACTAGAAAGCAGATTGTTTAATGCACCACCAAGTATAGAACTAAGACTGCCTTGCAACCCTTGCAAAAACGAATCTGGGTTTAAAAGTACACCTTCTCCTGTTAAACTTTGAATATCAGTTCTCGGTGCAAGAAATTCTAATCCTGGTGTAAGTCCTGCAAATGTTTCTGGTGGGGGTGTTTCGCTTGCTGCTTCAGTCTGACTACTAGGTGCTTGTGTACTGCTTGGACTTCCACCCAATGACGGACCTATTCCTGCTGCACTAGCTAGTCGCGGATCTACTTGGCCTTGACCGTAGCCAATTTCAGTACTACTTTGTGTGCCAACTCCGCCATCATTTACCGGCCATGTATCTGCCATAATTACTCCCTCTTACTATAATATTTATAGTTCATTCATAGGCGTTCTATCAGTCTGAACTTTTCTATCTTCATAGTGAATATCTTTGCTTGCATCTGCAACTGCTTCAGTTTTGTCTGGTGCAGTTTCCAACGGGTTCCAGTTTTCATGACCATCCCACGGCTCGTGTTGTGGTACACGATGAGGAAACTTAGCTTTTACTGCTTCTGCTGCTTCTGCTGCTGCAGGTCCGTTAAGATGAATATCACCACCTGAAATTGTTGTATTAGCTGCACCAATAGAAAAATCCCCACCAGCAGTTACTTTTGAAGCACCGCCTGCTTTAATATTAATTTCTGCACCAGCTGTAATATTGCCATTAGCACCAACTTTAACTTCTAAATTACCTGCTGCACTTTGAAATATATTTTCATTGACAATCATATTGATATTTCTACCAGCTTCAAAATTAATATCTCTGTCTGCTGTAAAATTCATGTCTGTTTCTGTGTGAAAACTAATACTATCTTGTGCATATACATCTAATTTGCCGTTGCTGCTCATTTCAATCCAACAAGTTCCACGACTATTATTAATATAAATCAAATCTTCGCTGGTATGCATTAATATTTGAGCACCTGTGCGAGTTTTTAAGCGAATCATTTCGTTTGCAGGAATAGTTACATCGCCGCCTTGTTCGCTTGCTTCTTTGTTCATGTATTTGTATTCTGTATCTTTAGGAGAACCTTTGCGTATTTGCTTGTCGTCGCCGTCATCAATAAAAATACTACTGCTACCTAATCTACTAACTGGTATATTTGCTTTAGATTCTTTAACACCAACAGGTGCAGTAGGTTTGCCGCCACGTTTATCTAATGGACCAGGACTGCTAAAACCTACAACAGCACTAGGTGTTTCACGCTGAGCACTAGTTGTTGTAATACCACGCACTTGATCTTCGACTAAACCTTGCTCAATTAGTTTTGCAGCTAATTCTTCATTAACAGGTCTTTTGTATTTCACTACATTATTAGCAGCTGGTTTAGTAATTGCTTTGTTGTATTCGCCTGTTGGCAAGGGTTTGCCTGCAAATCCGTCTGGTATTTTACCCGAAGTTTGTTCTGTTGCTGGATCACCTGCAGGAAGCATATATGTCATACCTCTTTGCGGAATACAAGCAAACCAATATCCATAATCTTGGTTGCCTTCTACAAACGTTACAAGTACTAAACTACCCGGGTCTGGCGGCACTGCCCACCACCCGTAACTTTTTTGTGTATTTGCAAAATCATCGTTTTTTCCAGGGCCATTTTGACTGTTTGTTAATCCATAAAACGGACTAGCATAATAAACTTCAATAGTTTGACCTAAAGTTTCGCCAATATTGCCTGCTTCGCCTGTTTTTAACAATTGAACTTTTAAGCCACCAAGATACAAGCTATCTAAATGTTCAATAACTCTAGCAATATACGGACCAGCTTTTTTTGGTGTTTCACCAGAATCTGCTGATCTTGTTAATTCTGCCTTTGGGTTATTTTCTGCCATTTAAATCTCCGTTAAAATGCTGTGTGACTTTTTTCTGATGGAGTAGCAGTAGTAACATTAACTGCTAGATCATCACTGCCATCTGTGTTTGTGTCTTGTTCTTGGTTTCTGCGTCTTATTAAATTTAATCTCTGTGTAAATGCACCAGAACTTATTGAATTAGTAAGGTGAGTTACATAATATAATCCGCTAAATGCATCAACAGGAATAGTATCTTCAGGATAATGCATTCCTCCTGTTTCATCATTGTAATCAATTGGTGTTCTAAAATTCAAAAGAATATCAACTTGACTTCTTTGATATTCCATTGTTCCATCTTGAGTAACATTTAAACTTTCAACAGGTGCAGTATAGTTACCCATTCCGCTGTCAAATATGAAAAACGGATCGCCTAGTATTTCTAATTCACAAGTTACCAAGTCAATATCACTGTTAATAATTAATTCATGGAATCTTAGTGCAGTTTGTCGTTTAGAGTCTGTGCCCATGCCTCCTACAACTGTGCTATTTTCTACTAATTCAACCATCATCGGTGATCCTGTAGCACTACTTGTGCCGGTTGTAGATGTTATAGTTAATGCTTCTGGATCTTCTTTAACTGTGTGTTCTGAAATTCCGCCAGTTTGTCTGTCTATGTTGTTTTGACCTGTGTCTGCTTGAGTTGCTTGGAAGAATACTGCATTTAATTTAATATCAAAACTTTTTACTTCTTCGTTTTGCCCTGTATAGATATAATTGTATTCTTTGGCTGCTTTTTCTCTTAAACTGTTATAACCTATTGTAGGATCGTTTGGTTTTTGTAATACACTATGATGTAATTTATAAGTAACCACACGGTATTCATACACCATTGCTTTATAACCGTTTTGACTGTTTTGTGTAGCATTTTGTTTAGTAAAACATCTTGTTTCAATTCTAAACCAATCAATCATACCATTTTCATCCGGTACACGTTGATCAACATTTTTTGCCCATTCTGTTGCAAGTATTACTTCTTCGATAATTTTTGTTATTTTTGTACCAGCTGCATATTGGAAAACACGCTCGTCTGTGCTTACAACGTTTTTACCTCTTGTAAAGACTTTGTTACGCTGATCATATTGTAAACCACTGTTGCCCATTGGAGGACGGCCATCTGCTGTATGACTGTTAATAAAATTACTTGCACCTAAATCATTAACACTGCCTTCGTCTTGAGATATAATAGATAAGTTTTCGCCCATGCTGCTTCTATTCATCACCATACCAACAACACTACTTAAAAACCCTTCAAAACTCTGCGGTGCTTCAACTCCTAAGAAGCCAGTAATGCTTTGATAGATGGCATTTATATCTCCGCTTTTAAATGCATTTAAAATACCACTAACACTATTTTGTAATGTTCCACTTAAAGCACCGTTGATAACACCGCCAACAACTGCACCAACAACTGAACCAAGCAGTCCTCCGCCACCGGATCCGCCTCCGCCGCTGCTAGACCCAGACGGTGGCGTACTCACAGTAGAACCTGCATCTTCTTGACTGTCTAAAAACTTGTCTCTAGTAACTCCACTAGAAATATCTTGTGGGAATGTTATTACAATTTCGTCTGCTTCAGCATTTTGTCCTTCGTTTGCACGTTCTTGTAAACGACCATTCATAATAGTTGTTAAACTATTTGGACCATTTTGTAACATTTCAACAAGTGTATTACCTGTGATGCTTATATCAGTTTTAACTTGATCCATTTGATCCATTAATGCTTGTTCATTCCAAGGAATTGCTTGAACATCGTAAACAGATCCTGATTCGTTTACAGTAAATTCAATATTTGTAAATTTCATAGGAATAAATCGTCTTAACGGTAATTCTTCTGTTGCTTGTATAGCAACACCGTTGTCATCATAACCCATAAAATCAAGTATTAGTAAAAATGGTGCTGAAAGATAGTTTGTATGCCCTGCTTGTGTTGCTGCAATTTTTAAAGTTTGTAGGAACAAGCCCATGCTGTATGGTTCTGTTACTTGAAAGGAAATAGTAGTAGCATTTGTTGTTCTTGTTCTGCTGTTTGGCGTTACTAACCCTTCAATTTCAACATTATCAATTACATATTCTAGTTTTTTACCTAATTGTTCTTCAAAATAAGTAGTTACAGCATTAGTTGCACCACCGCCGTTACGACAAATAGGAAGCTGCGGAGGATTTTGACGATAAGTCTCATCCGGAAACAGTTCTTCATCGTGTGTAAGAACAGCTAATTCAAATATTGTGTTAAAACTAGCATATTGTCTTAACGGGTTTGGTTGTGGTGCCATATTATAATCCTAAAACCTTTTTTAAACTACTGGCCTTTGGCAAATATATTTCAACTCCTGGTCTAAAATCGTATAACGGATCAGAAATTGTATTCATATTACGTTGAGCAAAGACCCACCAAAGTTTATGAGAACCGTACAAGTCAAATGCCAGTAAGTCAGGTCTGTGTTTGTATTGTGGTTCTATTTTATATAAGATATCATCGTCTTCAGCAGGCACAGGTCTGATATTTAATATGCCCATTTCGCCTGCATCGCTGATTTTTGTTTTATACCAAGGACTGGTTTTAGTATATTGTGCCATTAGATGTAGCCCTCGCCTCTTAAGTTACCATTAACAAATTCGTCAAAGCTAAACGCACTAACTTTTCCTCTGCTGTATATTGGCTGAAGTGTTACTTGTATAGTGCTGTCTGTAGGAACATATGTAAATTCTTCTGTATTTCCTGATTCACCTAATAACGGAACCCTAATATAATCAACTCCGCTTTGTAAATCAACTGTAAAGTTAGTAACAACACAAGGAACATTATTAAAAACAAAATCTCCGTACCCATTTAATTTTACCATAGGTGGTGGAGAACCTTTGTCACTGGTTTCGCCGTAATGCATTTTACTCACACTACGCAAATAATGTATTGCTGCAACCCAATATTGTCCGTCGGAGATACTTTGTACCGGAAACGATCCTGCAACAGCAATAGGATCAACTTGTGAATTTTGATAAGTTGGAAACGCATAGTTTGTGTGCAACAGATTTAGCATATTGTAGCTTGCACTATGACTTAGTGTTATGTTAGGAGTAGTAGGCCATATCATGCTATTATCTGTGTCAACTAATGGTTTTAACAACGGACTTGATCTAAATGTGCTCGATGCTGGCAAACTTATACGCACTCTCCAGTTTTCAGTTGTGTTATTATATGTCGACGAACTAAAAGTAGCACTTGTTATCTTTACAGGAGCAGGTTGAGCACCTGGCGGCAATGTTCTGCGGCGGATCAACGATCCTACCAAGTAAGGATTTTGTGCAAATTCTCCAGTTGACAACGCCATTGATGTTTTCAAAGATGGATCTTCTGATCCTAGTACACCATTGTTGCTGTAAGAACTTGTTCCTGAATACACAGACCCTATACTTTCTAGGATTTGTGTGATATATTGAGTGTTGTCTGCCATAGAAATCTCCTTACAGTATTTAGTTGACAAAATTATCTGCGTATATTATAATAAATACAGTATAGGAGTAGCCATGGCTAGAAAAAAAGTAAATTATCTTAATAATAAGGACATGCTCAAAGAAATACACAAAAGTAAAAGTTCTTTTTGTAGTTTTGTTTCCAAAGAGTATGCAGATTACGATATCATAATATCAAGTATAGATAAAATAAACCAAACAACCATTCAAGAAGCTAAAGAAAACAAAGCAAAAGCATTGTCAACGGCAGCATATGACGAAGCAAAAGCAGCTGGTAAGCAAGTAAAGCAAGCAAATTTTGCCATTGACCCAGAAAGTTTAAAAACAGAAGAACTTATTTTTAGAATTATGACGTTTGATCATATTCCTGACGAACCTGGACGTAAAAAGAATCCAAAAACCGTGGCAGACCATAAAGTTAAATTAAATTTTCCTCCGTTTCAACACTATAAATTTGACGACAACGGTAATTTAATATGTGTAGGCAAAAGTCACTGGGAAGGTGGCATGGAAAACGGACATTTCAACAAAGATCGCGGAGTTGCAACTAACAAACTTGCACAAATGTGGTTAATGTTAGTCGATCGTTATGCAAGACGAGGTAATGTTCGTGGTTATACCTACAATGACGAAATGAAAGGTCAAGCAATCTTACAACTTTCACAGATAGGACTACAATTTGATGAATCTAAATCCAATAACCCCTTTGCTTATTATACCGCTGCTGTTACTAATAGCTTTGTGCGTGTTATTAACCTAGAAAAACGCAATCAAAAAATCAGAGACGACATCCTTGAAATGAATGACTTAGATCCTAGCTACACTCGTCAAATGGAAGGCGAATACGAAGCAGGACTAGCAAGATTCATGGAAGATCAAGAAAAGAAGCAAAAAGAATTTGACAATTAAGATTTTTTCTTTTATAATCAAAGTCTAAGTGGAGTATTTCTATTGTTTAAAAAAGCTGCGGTGTTTACCGACATACACTTTGGTATGAAAGGCAATTCACGTGTCCATAATCAGGACTGCGAAGACTTTATTGACTGGTATATTGAGACTGCTAAAGCACACGGATGTGAAACAGGCATCTTTTGTGGTGACTGGCATCATAATCGTAACAGTCTTAACTTAACAACCATGGACGCTACTATTCGTAGCCTAGAAAAACTAGGCGAAGCATTTGAAAAGTTCTATATGTTTAGTGGCAACCATGACTTGTACTACAAAGACAAGCGTGATGTAAGCTCAACAGAGTTTGCAAGACACATTCCTGGTATTACAGTAGTAGATAACATACAGGTTATCGAAGATGTAGCACTGGTTCCGTGGCTTGTAGGTGAAGAATGGAAACGCATGGAGAAGTTGCAAACCAAATATTTGTTTGGGCACTTTGAATTACCTAGTTTCTATATGAACGCATTGGTTAAAATGCCAGATCACGGCGACTTGCGTACTGAACACTTTAAACATCAAGAGTATGTGTTCAGTGGGCACTTCCATAAACGGCAGAAGCAAGGTAAGATTCATTACATTGGTAATGCTTTCCCACACAACTATGCTGATGCTTGGGATGATGACCGTGGTATGATGATATTAGACCGCGAGAACGATGCAGAACCAGAATACATCAACTGGCCACAATGTCCAAAGTATCGTACAGTTAAGCTATCGCAGTTGATTGACGAAAAGGACAGTCTTATCAAGCCTAATATGTACCTGAGAGTAACACTTGACATTGATATTAGCTACGAAGAAGCAAGTTACATCAAAGAAACCTTTATGGAACAGTATGAATGTAGAGAGATTACTCTTATTCCACAGAAGTTAATTGAAGAAATTAGTTCAGAACTTGATATTGCACAATTTGAAAGTGTAGATCAGATTGTAAGCAATGAAATTAGTGCATTAGACACAGATAGCTTTAATAAGAAGCTACTACTAGACATATACAATGAGTTAGCATGATCAAAATAAAAGACTTAACCGTAAAAAACTTTATGAGTGTGGGTAATGTTACCCAAGCAGTTGACTTTAACAGTGAACAACTAACACTTGTGCTTGGTGAGAACTTAGATCAAGGTGGCGACGACACAGGATCACGCAACGGCACTGGTAAAACTACAATTATCAATGCACTTTCTTATGCATTGTTTGGTAATGCACTAACAAATATCAAAAAGAACAACTTGATTAACAAAACTAACAGCAAAGGCATGTTAGTTACACTTAATTTTGACAAAGACGGCAACAGTTACAAGATTGAACGTGGCAGATCACCTAACGTTCTTAAATTTTACATCAATGACCTTGAACAAGTCGAAATGGATGATCAAAGTCAAGGTGATAGCCGCGAAACACAAAAAGAAATTGACACGTTGTTGGGTATGAGCCACGATATGTTCAAACATATTGTTGCACTCAACACTTATACCGAGCCGTTCCTTAGCATGAGAGCAAATGATCAACGTGCTATCATTGAACAGTTGCTTGGTATTACTATTCTTACTGAAAAGGCTGACGGATTAAAAGAAAAGATTCGTCAAACTAAGGATTTAGTCACCGAAGAAACACTAAAAATCAATGCTATTGAAGCAAGTAACAAAAAAATTGAACAAAGTATTGAAACTCTTATTGGTAGACAACGTGCTTGGGAGGCAAAACGCAGAGATGACGTTAAAAAACTTGAATCTGCTATTGAAGAACTAGAAAAACTCAATATCGACGACGAATTAGACAAGCATGACAAACTAATTAACTGGACAGAGCTTAACAATCGTATTACAAGCCTTAATAAAGAAAAAGCAACACTAGAAGCAGCACTAATGCGAGCAACTAAAAGCGTTGACAAGGCCGAAAAAGATATTAAAGAACTAGATACTGCTATTTGTTATACTTGTGGACAAGAGCTTCACGCAGATAAAAAAGCAGAAATTAAAACACGTAAACAAAAAGAATTAAGCGATGCACTTGCCTATCAAACAGAAGTTGCTGACAAATTAGAAGCAACTATGAACACATTAAACGAGATTGGAGACATCAACGGACGTCCGAATACGTTTTATGAGACTGCAAAAGAAGCATATGAACATAGAAACAATGTTGATAACTTAAAACGTGCATTAGAAAACAAAAAAGACGACACAGATCCGTATCAAGAGCAAGTTGATGACCTAAAAACTACTGCATTGCAAGAAATTAGTTGGGATTCTATTAACGAACTCAATAATTTAAAGGATCACCAAGACTTTTTGCTTAAACTGTTAACAAACAAAGACAGTTTCATTCGTAAAAAGATCATTGATCAGAACTTGGCGTATCTAAATAACAGACTTACATACTATCTTGACAGACTTGGACTGCCTCATCAGGTACAGTTCCAAAATGATCTGAGTGTCGAGATTACACAACTTGGACAAGACCTAGATTTTGATAACTTATCACGTGGTGAACGTAACAGACTCATACTAGGTATGAGCTTTGCATTCCGTGATGTTTGGGAAAGTTTGTACCAAGGTATTAACTTATTGTTTATTGACGAGTTAATTGACTCAGGTATGGACACAGCAGGTGTTGAAAATAGTCTTGCTGTGCTAAAGAAAATGGGCAGAGAACGTAGTAAAAACGTTTTCCTCATATCACACAAGGACGAACTAGTTGGTAGAGTTAACCATGTTATGAAAGTCATCAAAGAAAATGGCTTTACAAGTTACTCTACCGATGTTGATATTATAGAATGAAACACGACGATACACACGACGAGCTTGTAAAAACATATTTGAAATATTTTTCTGCTAGTGAATTATTTGAACGTAGGCCAAGTATTCGCAACAGCAGGTCGGCTCGTCGTGAATTGAGAAAACTTATTACATTAGCAAAGACAAGACAAGACGAAATTAGGCAAAAACATTTACAACATCTTAACGAATGGCGTGAAGAAAAAGGCACAGATCAAAATCGAGACTAGGCAAAAATCTATCTTATACATAATGTATGAGTTGGACATATCAAGGCAAACCTGTTGAATCTATAGACGATGAATACGAAGGCTTTGTATATCTAATAACAAATCTCAAAACAAATCAAAAGTACGTAGGCAAAAAATTAGCAAAGTTTAAAACAACCAAGCCACCACTTAAAGGCAAAAAGAACAAACGTCGAGGCTACAAAGAAAGCGATTGGCGTGAATACTGGGGCAGCTCAGATAGGCTGAATGCAGACGTACAACAACTAGGCGAAGAAAATTTTTCTCGTGAAATACTTTATTTTTGCAAAAGCAGAGCAGAAATGAGTTACATTGAAGCACGAGAACAATTTGATAGGCGTGTATTAGAAACAGATGAATATTACAACGGTATCATCAATGTAA